AGAGCATCAATCTCTTGAATTTGTAATGTACACCATGCTCCCGCATTATAAGCGATTTGAAGGTGGCATAAATACGTGGCTGCTAACAAAAGAACAACGTAAAGCGGGCTATTATTTCGAATACAACATGGCAGGATTGCTCCGTGGCGATGCTAAAAGCATGGCAGAAGCGTTCGCAATCGGCCGCCAATGGGGCTGGCTATCTGTTAATGATATCCGTAGGATGCTGAACATGAACAGTATAGGCCCCTCTGGAGATATTTACTTGCAGCCAATGAATATGATCGAGGCAGGAACACAGGCTGTCGAGGATCAATATAAAAACATAGTCGATAGCATTTATAAACTTATCGAAACAGGTAAAAAATGAGCAAGTGGTTTAATTTTGTAAATAAAGATAACGGCGAAACTGCGGAAATTTACATCTACGGGGCTATTGTCGATTATAAATGGGATGAAACTGACCCGGAGGTAACACCGATTGAATTTCGTGATAAGATGCTGGAAATTCCGAACGCAAAAACCCTGAAGCTTTTTATAAACTCGCCTGGGGGTAATGTTTTCGCAGGTTTATCCATTTATCACATGTTAAAAAGGCATGTAGCAAATAAAACGTGTTATGTGGATGGTATAGCAGCATCAATATCTTCTGTAATTGCAATGGCTTGCAACAAGATAATCATCCCTAAAACCGCTATGCTTCTTGCGCATAAACCTTTAATAGCGGGCTTTTTAGTGGGAAATGCGGACAACTTTCGCCGCATCGCTGATGACCTGGATAAAGTAGAAGTGCCTATTGTAGAGGCGTACGCAGCGAAAACCGGTTTAACTGCAGATAAAATCCGTGAAATTATGGCCAAAGATGCTTATATGACTGGTGAGGAAGCTGTAAACCTGGGCTTTGCTGACGCTTTGGACGAAAGTAAAAAGATCAAAGCCTCTATTGACGGCGACAATGTAATCGTAAACGGGCAAACCTTTAACCTTAAAAGCTATAAAGACTTTCCTGTTGATAAGTTTAAAAATTTGTTTGCGCAGGAAAAACTGGAACCGCCCGAACCCGAACCGTTAAATGATATCGAGATTTTCGAACGCGAATACGAACATAACCTTAATTGAAAGGTGCAGAAATGGACAAGGAACTTAAAGAGCTGATTAATCAGCAGAAAGCCTTACTCGACAAGGCGAAAGCGGAAGGACGTACCTTCTCTGATGAAGAGCGTACCTTGTGGAATGATCTGCAGGCAAAAATAAATGCCACAAAGGAACAGATCGAGGCGGAAGAGCAGTTTCAAAACAATCAAAATTTTCTTAACCGGCCTGCAGGTGATCCGGTAAGAGTTGAAGTGAAAGACAACGACGAACCGCCGAAACTATTTAAAAATCTTACTGAGCAGCTTGCCTCAGTACGTGCAGCCGCTGGTGGTATGGTAGATAAGCGTCTTACTGAACTCAACGCTGCTTTGGGCATGGGTGAAGGCGCGGGACAGGACGGAGGATTCGCTGTGCAGTCAGATTTCGCAGGTCTGATTTTGGAAAGCTCTGTAAAAGACGATCCTGTTTTGCGCATGGTAGATAGTTACTCCATTTCACAGAAAGCCGACCGTGTAAAGTATGTTGAAATTGATGAAACAGATGTTTCGAGCACTGTTTTCGGAGGGGTGCAGGTCCATTGGGCAGCAGAAACGGTAAGCGTAAACAAGTCCGCGCCTGTACTTGCAGAAAAAGAACTCAAACTTGAGAAGCTGATGGGTTTCGCTTATGTTACTGATGAGCTGAATGCGGATTCAAATTTCGTTGACCAGCTTTATACCAGGGCTTTTACAACTGCAATCAGAAGAAAACTCGTTGAAGGCATTATTTCAGGTGACGGGATTGGTAAACCCCTTGGGATTTTAAATTCTGGGGCCCTTGTTTCCATCGCTAAAGAGTCAAGCCAGGCGGCGGGGACTGTGCTTTGGGCAAACCTCAGCAAAATGTACAACCGTGCCCTGGATAAGTCGAAATGCGTGTGGCTGTGTCATCCGGACGTTGCCGAGGAGTTTGATTTTCTTAATTTTCCAGTTGGCACTGGCGGCACCCCGATCTATCTCCCCGCATCGGCCTCAGGAACAATCGACACATTACGCGGGCGCCCAATCCTTGAGTCCGATCATTGTTCTCAAAAAGGCGCAAAGGGCGATATCTTTTTTGTTGACCTTTCTGATTACATGCTTATTTACAAAGGCGGTGTACAGAAAGACGTATCGATTCACGTACAGTTTCTGACAGGTCAGAATTGCTTCCGCTTTACCTTCCGTGCAAACGGTATGCCTAAACGCAAAAGTGCTCTGACCATTAAAAACAGCAACAACCGACGTTCCAGCATCATCACACTTGACGCAAGAGCTTAATGCTCTTGCACTCGAACAGAATGGAGTGATTGAACATGTTTAATTTTATCCCGATGAAATACAGGTCAAGGGTTTTGTTAGCGCCCCAGGCCACAGCAAGCGCAGCTCAAGCATACCTCGCCCCAACTCCAGGGGTGAAGGGCATTAATATCAGGGCTGTTGTAAAAATGGGTGACTCTACTGATTTGACGCTTTCCTTGAATTATGCTGATAATGCCACAGGGACTAATGCAACTGCTTTTCCTGTCGATGTAGACATCTACAAAGATGGTGTACGGCAGACCGCAGCAAAAGCCTTAACTATTGACGAGGCGACCGGTGACTATATCGTCGATTTCTGTGTCGATCCCGCTACAATCCCGGAGGGTAAACTGGTTGGGTTAGCCTATGCAAATTCGGATGCAGATAACCTGGTTGCCGCTGAGATGATCGAGGATGTGGCCTACAGGCCTACAGCAAGCTAACTGACAGGCGCTAAAACGCGCCTGTTTTGGAGGAAAAAACATGGTAACTAATGTTAAATCTGAGTGGGTTGACGGCAATTTAGTGTTTTACGATGTAGCTGGTAATATCGTTTTAAAAATGGATACGGCGAATAAAACCCTGCAAACAGAGTACAAACTGCTTGGTAGCCCGCTTAACCCGAAAATTCCCTTTGTAGCGGCGGCAAATTTAGCTGCAGGCGAACTTGTTTACATATCAGGTTGGAATGCGACTAAGAATTTGCCTGTTATGGCTAAAGCGGATGCCGATGCGTCCGATCCAGCCAAATGCGCAGAGTTTGTATGCGATGCTACGGTAGCGCAAGATGCAGTGGGTTTTGCAGTAGGTGAGAAGCTCATTACTGGCGTAAACACGAATTCCGCTTCGGCCGTAGGTGCTCCAGTTTATGTCGGTACAACGGCAGGGGGATGGTCGCTGTCGGCTCCATCAGGCGCGGGCTCTGCGATTCAGAAAGTCGGTATAGTAACTGTAAAGAATGCAACAACCGGTGCAATTATGTTGTACCCGTTTTACAGTAAAGTAGTTACTAAAGTCGGATAAATATGATCGGGAATTTAAGGCTTATAACCCCACCTGCAATTGAACCGGTTACGGTTGATGATGTTAAATTATCAACTCGTGTGAGTTATGACGCTGAAGATTCGTTGCTTCAGCTGTGGATCTCATCCGCGCGTGAACTGGCAGAAGATTTTCAGCATCGGGCTTTTATTACTCAAGAATGGGAATTGTCATTCGATACATTTCCGAAGCTACCGGTTGAACTCTACAGACC